CTATATTTATCTCCAAGTATAGTTAAAAAATTGCGATTAATAAAACTTTGCACGCCAAAACATCCAGCCCACACATTATCATTTGGACGACCCATTACTTCATAAGTTTTATCATTGAACAACGATTGCATGATTTGATAATTATTTGCCAGCGTAGAGATCATCCCACTGGTGTCATTAAAACTTTCCTTCTTTTCGCAAAAGAAATGCCATAATGGCATCACTTGCACTTGTTTACTGACTAAAAGTTCAAAATTAACTCTCTGTTGTATAAATACGCTGTCGTGTACGATAACAGCGTTGTCAAAATAATCATTCTTATAAAAATAATAATACGGCAGAAGTTCGCCTCTTCCAGGAAACTCAGAATTAACGTATTCAACGTTCTTGTATTCGTATTCTGCTTTTAAAAACAGCGTTTCGCTGTTATCGTCTATTACAACAATTTTCTTAAATGGGTAGAATCTGCGAATGGATTGAATGCAAAAATTCCAATACTTGTTTGTAGTTTCTGAATTTACGTGCCGCGTAATAATAAATCCAAAATTTCTTATATTTGGCGTTGATGAATTCATTTTATTTTATTAAATACAATGAATATAATAATTTTGCGTTTTAAACTGAGGGTTTTAAACTGAGATTTTCAGATGAAAAACAAGGAATATTGTCTATATTTATAATTGTTTTATCAGATGGTGCCTTATTTTTAGTTACAATAAATTTTTTAAATTCTGGACGCTCCAACTGTCCTTGTGGAGTGTGATTGTGCACGCATCGTGCGATCATTTTATATAATTTAAAATCAGGATATCTCTCAACTCCATTATTTTTATAAAGTATATTGATGCCGTTGTCATCTAAACACCAATCAAAAATCAATTTAACAATCGGTTCGCAATTATCATAATCATCCAGTGTGTCTAAATCTTCAATGACGTAGTCAAAAATTGAACAAGCCAATCGACACAAATCAAAACTATAATTTGCTTCCAATCGCGGCTTCTTTTCGTTAAAATAAGGTTCTGTGTTATATTGAGTAGCTGCATCTGCGCCAGGTTGAAAACTATCGCTGCAAAACAATTTTCCATCAAACTTGTAAATGGCTCTACCAAAGTCTATGATTTTAAAGACGCGTCCAAAAGTAGGCACTTTGTAATACGTCTTTTTATAGCAGTAGTAAATATATTTCTCATCAGTTTCGTTATACATAATGTTATTTGTGTGCAAATCATTGTGAGTGAATGAAAACGCCTTTTGATAAGTTATTAAAATCATAATAACTTGCATTAACGCGGAAAACCATTCCTCTTGAGTCAATTCATTATTTATTATAAGGTCATCAAATGTGGTGTCGCAATTTTCCATGCAAATAACTTGCACAGGAAAACTTGGTATGGTTGCTTCAATTCTTTCTTCTTCACAAAATTCATCGCTTCCGCTTTCACTTCCGCTTTCACTCATAATTACTGCATTTTCTGATCCAGCATCATTGTCATTTGATTCTGCATTATTTGATGTTTCATCGCAATTATTGCATGATTCGTCTGGTCCACTATTATCCGACGTGTGCGAAGTTCTTGAAGAACAAGTAGAACCAGATTTAATTGTAGTTGTTTTTGCTTCTGCAATAGAGAAAGTTTCAGAGGCCATGAGATCAACTAATTCAATTGAATTATCTTTTAAATCATCCAATGTTAGATGATTTTCTGTAAATAAATCTTCAAATAAACCATCATCAATAGATTTAATGGATAAATTTGATTTATTGCTTATATTGTGGTCTATTTTAATAGGAACCAATTGTTTTGGTTTGTCTTCATCGTTATATAAGAAACTGTAGTCGTCTACCTGAAAATTAATGTTTTTATTTTTATTAAAAAATTCGGACTTGCAAAGATAATCTAAATCGTCAATAATATTCAATTTAAAATCCTTTTTAATTCCAAGAAAAGACCCATAATAGTCAACGCCATTAACAAAATCATATTTATGAATCAAGGTGCTTGATAGAAATGAAAAGAATCCATCAACGTACGCTGAATTATTGCAATCCAATAATTTTGGATGAACTGTTCCGATGTCCCCATTTGTTGTTAGTTTGGGTAAATTAAATAAAGATTGATCATTGATATTGTATTTTCCAATCAAGAATTTAAAAGGGTCCAATAATGGAGCCATTTTAAAGAAGACTTGCTTCTTTTTTGTTTTAGACGTTTGCAAATTTTGAATAGAGCAATTATATAAATTTTTATTATCAGAGACGGAGTTTTTAATATCAGTTAAAAACCACTCATGGTTCAAATTAACAGAGTTAAAATTTGTTTCATTCAATAGAAAAAATCTATTGTAAATGGGTGCATAATTTTGAATTTCGGAGAGAAAAGTCAAGTTATCCTTTTTGAATAGCTTGAATAACTCGCTGTTCTTTCTCTTCTCGTAGTTGATTTTAAGAGTGTCGTTATCCATTAGCTAAATAATATATTAATAATATTTATTTTTAACTTATTTATAAATCTTTAGTAATTTTGGCTAAACAAATGCGATTTGCATTAACAAAAGTTATATGCGTATTCCACATTGAATGAATTTTCTAAAGTAACAATAACAAGAATATCATGACTTTAGAACTCAAGAAATTTGATATGAAAACAATTAGTTTCAAACCTAATGAATCTAAAGGCCCAGTTGTAGTTTTAATTGGAAGACGTGATACTGGTAAGTCTTTCCTTGTGAGGGATTTATTATATTATCATCAAGATATTCCAATTGGCGTTGTTGTGGCTGGCACGGAAGAAGGTAACGGTTTCTATGGAAAAATGGTCCCAAAATTGTTTATTCATAACGAATACAACACTGCGATCGTTGAGAATATTTTAAAGCGACAAAAATCAGTTTTAAAGCAGATTAAAAAGGAAATGGAGGCATTTAAACGTAGCACAATTGATCCGCGAGCTTTTGTGATTCTTGATGACTGTCTTTATGACGGCACGTGGACTCGTGATAAAATGATGCGTCTTCTTTTCATGAACGGAAGACATTGGAAGATCATGCTTATCATCACAATGCAATATCCTTTAGGCATTCCTCCCACACTGAGAACCAACATAGATTATGTTTTTATTTTGAGAGAACCATACATCGCAAATAGAAAACGCATTTATGAGAATTATGCAGGAATGTTTCCAACTTTTGAGTCTTTTTGTCAGGTCATGGATCAATGCACTGAAAATTATGAGTGCTTAGTAATAAATAATAATGCAAAATCTAATAAATTGCACGAACAAGTGTTTTGGTATAAGGCCGACTCGCACAATGACTTCAAATTGGGGTCAAAAGAGTTCTGGGAACTCAGCAAAGATATCAACTCGGATGAAGAAGATGAGAAATATGACCCAAATAATGCCAAAAAACGCGGAGCAGGTCCTAAAATTAGCGTAAAAAAGACGAAGTGGTAAATAACCCCTTTTTAAAAATCTGCTTATTAAATTTAAAAGCACATTTTTAAAACACAAACCCACCGCGTTGAATGGCATCTTCTATTTGGACTATTTGTTGTTTAAGTATTTCAACTGACCCTAAACCAAATTGTTGCACTTCTTGGGGTAATTCGCCATTATGTGTTTTTGTATAATCTAAAACATACGTCATCATTTCTTCAAACTCTTCTGGATTAACTCCTATTTTTGAAAACTCCTCTTGGTTTTGTTTTACAAAGTCTATTTGTTGCTCTATATTATCAACATTTTTTTTTATTAATTCTGCATTTCCACCCATTTTTCTAGAACGTCTGGAACCGTTTTTTCTTTTTGTAGAACGCTTTTTTGCTGACGTTTTTTTTGTCATTTATATAAAATATATAGATAATATATTTTATATTTGTTTGTTTCTTATTTTTGTTTCTTATTTTTGTTTCTTATTTTTGTTTCTTATTCTTTTGATACATTTAATCATCCTTTTCTTTCACTACAAAAGGGCCACTCAAAAGCTCGCTTTGACCATTGTCAGTCTTTCCAACAATAATATTCTCACCCTCAAACAACTCTGCGCGAATGTCAGCGGCAGAAATTGAGTCTTGATCCTTCAACAAACGTTCTTGACTATTAATTCCAGACACGCCAATCAAGTTTCCCTCTTCATCAATACTTTGCGTAAGAGTTGTACCGCTCTTTTCTGCAGCTTTAATATTCTCCTCAATTGCCTTTTTCTTGGTTTCTTTGACTCGTTGCTCAAAAGCAGACTTGGCAAAATTCTCATTCTTGTTCTTCTCTTGCATCAACTGATTAAGCTCTTCCTCCATGTATTCCACGCGCCCAGTTTTGTAAGCTTCAGGATCCCAAGGCATCCACATTCCAATAGGACCAACAAAAACATCGTGATTTGGGTCAACTTCCCTCAACATCTTGCATCGCAATTCGGCCTCCTCCATTGTGGGGTAAGCACCTCTAATCTTAATTCCGCGCGTAGAAGTTTGAAAATTGTGTTTCACATTAAATGCGTTCTCAAGCTCCGTCTCGTTTTGGTCCAAGAAAGTCTTGTAATCATCCTCCATGTTACCCTTTACCAATAATTCTTGTTCCTCATTTAAGAACTCTTTATAATCCTTTGAGACATCATCAAACGATAACTTGTATTTATAACTGACAAAATTTAGAAATTGCATGAACTTTTCCATGCTCTTGGAAAACTCCCACTTCTTTAGGAACTCCTCAAAAAAGAACAATTCCTTTAGCTTAACAATTTTTTCGGGGGAAATAAAAGAAATGCACACAAATTTTTGCCCGGCGATTTGTTTATCCTCCTCCAACACATCAACATATTTAGGATTAATTGAACCAGCTTCCGTCAACTTTCTCTCAAATCCACAAATTTCCTTTGAAGTTTCTGGTTTTTTTTCCTTTGAATGACCTACCATTTTATTATTTAGTAGTTTTTATTTTAAGTTTTTTATCGCACAATATATTTTTTTCTTATTAATTAATATAGATGTTTGATATCACCGAGCTTGTCAAGAGAGTCATTAAGTATTTAGTGGAAGGTTTGATGGTGGCCATTGCTGCATACGCCATTCCTAAACGTTCATTAAATATTGAGGAGATTGTTTTACTTGCCTTAACTGCTGCTGCCACCTTTAGCATTTTGGACACATACGTCCCAAGCATTGGCGTGACCACGCGTTCTGGTGCTGGTTTTGGCATTGGTGCCAATCTTGTGGGTTTCCCAGGTGGGCTTTAAATTTACCCCAATCACATAGTATAGAATCAATA